GGCGGTGGTTCTTCTGTAACTGTTTCTGATACTGCCCCGACCAATCCTAGTGCCGGCGATCAATGGTTTGATTCGAGTTCTTTGACAATGTTTGTGTATTATGCAGATGGTTCGAGTAGTCAATGGGTTCCTGCAACTCCGGCAGGGCAAACCTGCGCCACTGGTTCTGCCGGTGCTGCGGGGGATAGTGGTTCTTCTGTAACTTCATATCCAAATCTTGCTTCATTTCCTAGTTCTGGAAACACTGCTGGTGATATTGGTTTTGACACAGATTTTCAAGCAGCTTATATGTGGGATGGAGTCGCATGGCAGAGAATGTCTATGGGCCCACAAATTGGACCTAGATATACTACTTCTCCTTCTGCGACTCATGATTTAAATTCTGATGGTACTACTACCACATTGACAGCCGTTGCCGTAGACGATAGCGGATTTCCGGTGACTTATGATTGGGATGCGTATAGCGGATCGACAGTATATAGTGCATCGAGTTTGCCGCCTCAACTTACTGGGGTATCTGAATCTAATGGAGTTTTTACATTGACTCCTTCAACCACAGAGTCGAATGCTGGTGATTTTTCTTTCAGAGTAAAAGCTTCAGATGGAGTACTAACAACACCGACAACTTCAACAATATCATTGGGATTTTCTGTACCTGTTGTTGTTGATGTATTACAGACAAGAAATTCAAATACACTACAACCAACCACAGATGGTACTATAACAACTTTTCATACCAATGCAACAAGCGGCGGAACTGGTACTTTATATTTCCCAACTGGTTCTGGGAATACTATGCCTACAGGCAAAAAGTATATAGAAGTAAAACTTACTAATGCATCTGGTGATGCTTGGACTGTTGGTATTGCTAGAACTAATGATGCTGCGGCACACAATGCAAATATTGGATATAATTCAACTAATAGTAATCAATATAATTCTCAGACACAAGTTTCTTTTAATTATGCAACCCAACATCCAAGCGGCGCACCCAATGGTACTAGTACTGGATTTAACAGCAGTCCGATGATAATTGCAAACAATTCAAACGATGTATTTCAAATTGCATATGATACAGATGCAGAAAAAGTTTGGTTTGGTGTAAATAATACATGGGCTGCTAACACAGGTGATCCAATTACAGGCGCAGGGCGAACTATAGATTATTCTCAAGGTGGATATTCATTTATTATTGGGTCTGAAACTAATGGATCAATATCTGCAACATTTATATTTGGTGGTCAAGTATATGCGCCGCCCACTGGATTTAGTTACTATTAAAGGATAAATAACAAATGGCAATAAACTTTCCAGACAGCCCTTCGAATGGGGATACTCATACAGTCGGTGAAAATATTTGGACATATAATACATCTAAAACTAGATGGACAGCATCGGGTGCTGCCGGTTCTTCTGTTACTGAGTATGCAAATCTTGCTGCATTTCCTTCAAGTGGTAATACTGCTGGAGATTTTGGTTTTGCGACTGACACTAAGGCAGTTTACGTTTGGGATGGTACAGAATGGGATAGAGTGTATACAGACGCAAACGCCGTACCAGAATGGACAACAGAACCACCAACATCCGCAGCGTTGGCTATTGATGGAACTGCAACAAATCAAACTGTTGTAGCCAGCGACCCAGAAGGATTTCCTATCGAATATTCGTATGATACTAATCCGTCAAATCAATCACAAGCAACTATTTCTCAATCTAGTAACGCTTTTACTATTACTCCATCTACTACAGAAGCAGATGCTGGAAGTTTCACTTTAAGATATAAAGCGACTGATGGTTTACATAGTACTTCTAAGTCTACAATATATACTTTAGAATTTACGACTCCTATGAATGTTTCCACCGCTGGATCTGGGTCAAGAATGACGATCAATGCAAACTCAACAACAGGTGCGTTAAGCTTATCTGCTATAGTTGGTTCAAGTGAAACTTCTGGAGTTGCTTATGTGCCGACAACAGGTTTGAAACTAGGTAAATATTATATAGAGTTAAACACAACTTCTTCCTTGGTAACAGACGGCGATAGATTCTTTTTCGGTATAGGAGATTTAGCAATGGCACAGGCTGGGACTTTGGGTTGGAATACTCTCGGTGATGTTCAGATTTCGATGTACGCAGAGACTCCTAGATATTACCCATTCAGCGTGTATGCTGCCACGCCAACTTGGACCACTTTAGACGATGGCAATCTACATACTATAATGATTGCATATGACACGACTGCCGAAAGGGTGTGGTTTGGAGTTGATGGCACTTGGGACACTTCCACGAACACTGGCGGCGCGCCTGGCACTGGAGCGGGTATGGATATATCTGGAATCAATTTTACCACCGGACATGCCTTCGTTTTTGGTTCTACAGCGGCCGCCGAAAATGCCACTTTACAATTCGTATCTGGGCCAGGCCAAACTCTAAGTTATACCGTTCCAACTGGATTTAAGGCGTATTAAATAATACCATATTGTCCAACAATGATTTTGTAAATCGCTTTCCAGTTTTGAACCCGCACCGCATTTCCATCATAACCAACATTATGATCGTGTGCAATAAGAATACCAGAGAGTCCAAGATTGATACCGCAATCGACATTTTCGGGTTTATCTTCTACCCAATAACATCCGGTATTTTTGTAAGGCAGTAGCGCGTCATCTTTGTCAGCGCCCGTGTCAAGGTATACATACTTTTCAAACGCCGTATTTCCAAACAATTCCCGAAGGTTTTTTGTCCGTAAGTGACACGCATATTGATCTGTACTTAGGCTTGTAATCGCGTGAAAAACATAACCATGTTCTTCGTGCAATTTTTTGACATATTTAATTGCATCCCGCAAAGGAGGTAGTTTCCGAATTGCGGCACTTTCATTAAACATCCGTACTAATTTTTCTTTTTCACATTTCGGCAATCCATATTTGACACCAATATCGTATTCACTACTTCCTGTTGCGACATATCCATGCCGATCCATCCAAGAGGCAAAGGCGTACCCCCAATCTAGGAGTACGCCATCACAATCAACCAAGATTGTTTTATTTTTCACTGCGATCATTATATTTCCTTCTATGATTCTCTCTATACTATTACTATATCACAAAAAAGAGAGGGTGTCAACCCCCTCAACTCTTTTTACATGTAAAGTGGTCCTGTCCATTGGATTGTGTAACCACCGTCTAGGATATTTCCCCGAGCGTGGTTCCGAGCAGGAGTTGCCCAACCTGCGGCTTTTAGAATATCACCTTTCCGAAATTTTTTGTCGTTGTCACCTTTTACAACGAACCCCCAAACAGAACCTTTGGTCATGATTTTGACATATTTACTACCTTCTTTGACTGATAGTCCTTCGTTGAACTCGGCAATCATCTGATGGTTGATGTCTGACAACACTCTATCGGCATCACCACGCGAAGTAAACATAACATAATCTGATTTGATTGTTTCGAGGAGAGTTGCGATTTGATCTTGCATTTTTTGTCCTTTCAGTGACAAGTGATTCTTTCTATACTAATAAGCTATCAGGCTAGTCGGCACTTGTCAAGGGCTCAATTTAAAGATTTTATCATTTGTACATTTCGTTATATCCATCCAAAAAACTATATTTTTGTTTATCAACATAATTTTTATCGACACACGCAAATGTCACTATTGTATGGCGTGTTCCTTTTTGCACCTCGAGAACTCCATGTCGGTCCACAATGCCCGCGCGATGAATGGCACAAGACCGAGCCATTGGTTTTATTGTCATGTCGTGATTTTCATAATATAGTTCTCCACCCAAAAAATTATCATTCAAATATAAAACAACCCCATGCGATCTCCATGGCGAACTATTTGGTGTTATTCCATCCGGTTCTATATTATCTGCATGTGGGGGCATCAAATCATCACCCTGCAGCCAACGTGAATACATAGGGACTTCTAACCAAACATTTTTGTCATTTTCAATTTCTCGAATTTTATTTTGTATCCGTTCTGCTATCTCTAAAAGAACGGCGTGTTCGGTCTTATGATTCTTTTGAAGCATATATGCGTGGATATTTCTTTTGTCCCATCTTGGAATGGGACATGCGGTCATTTCAAACAGCTCTTCATTGTCTGTGGCCAGTTCTAAAAGAGTTTTGCACTCGGAATCAGAAAAAAAGTTCTCAAATACGATAGGATATTGTTGCATATTATTGGTTGCCCTCTTTACAGTAAACATTATTTCTTTCTAAAAACTTCTCAGTTTCGATCGATGGAATGAAATTTATATTAATAACAATCCTATTCCGCGCATTTGTAAAACTTGTTCCTGCATGTGCCCTCCTTGCATCAAACACTACCAACCGCTTTCTTTTACTTTCTATTTTCTCCCCAGTGTCCTCAAAAATAGTGTGCCCGTTGTTTGTATTTAAATACAAAATCGCAGTATAAATTTTGACATCATTAGGAATTTGTTCAATCGCAATATCATGATGAAATGGACTCTGAACAACCTCTGCACATGGAAATTGAAAATTAATTTTCATTCTCAACGCAGCATATGGTGAAAGTAGGGCACCCACGGGCATAAAATGTGGTAAATATTTCATATCACGCACCCCCGTAACACTATTATAAAGAATTCTATACATCTGTTGATTATGATATCCATGATCGGATTGTATGTCATCATCTCCGGTTCTGGATTTGAAAGCGACATATTTCCATTCAAAATCGTCTGAATAGATAAATTCTTCAATTTTTTGATGATCTTC